CCTTGCATTGCTCGGTCCAACCCAGGCGATAGGTCTGGTTGTTCTCTCGAACCACATCCGTCGTGATGGTCTTGCGCGACAGAAACGCGAAGCCGGCCTGGCGGAAATGGAGCGTGCAGTCGTCGGCGAACGGATAGACCGTTTGAAAGCCGAGGCCAGTCATGCCGCCGGGCACGATGCGGTCCTTGACGTGGATGGCGGCTATTCGCCCCGGCTGCCTCCAGAAATGCTCGTTGTCGTCGGTATGCCCGAAATCGGCATAGTTCGGGCTGTATTCGTACTGGGTGGAGAACGGGATCGAGGTGACGATGAGGTCGACCGAATTCGCCTCCATCGTCTGGCATTCCTCGACGCAGTCGTTGTTGATGAGCCGATAGCCCTCCCCCGACACCTCCACGCGCTCCGAAACGCCCATCGCCCGCTGGAGGGATTGGGCCATCGCCGAGGCCGAGAGGCCATACTTACGGATGAGGTCGGTCATGATTGCCACCTGTTCGTCATGGCGGCGCCACTTGGCTTCCAGCACGTCGCGCACCGGGCGCTCGGCCTCGGTGTAGATCAGGTCGACGCGAACCTTGTGCTTCTGGAGGAAACGGTAGCAGCGGTGAACCGCCTGGATGAAATCGTTGAACTTGAAGCCGATGCCCAGGAAGATTTCCCTATGGCAGTGCCGCTGGAAATTGCTGCCCGAGCCGAGCATGGAGGGCTTGCCTGCCAGCTCGGAAATTTCTCCATCAGCGAACCGGGCCACCAGTTGCTCGCGCTCTTCGAGGTCCTGGCTGCCATAGACCGTGGCCACGCCCTTGATGGCCGTCTCGATAGCGTGCCGCTCCGCCTCGAGATCGTGCCAGATGATGCGATGCGCGCTTGGATCGATCGCCCGCAGCTCCATCATCTTGGCCACCCGGGCGCCGAGGCTGTCGCGCTTCTCGCGGGCCGCATCGGCAAGAGAGGCTGCCGCATTGCGCAGCAACCTGCCCTGTCCGCTTTTCTCGACGCCGGCATGGGCATGGTCGGCAGGGATCTCGTGCCAATGCACGTCGAGATCCGGCAGCTCGTAGCCCTCGTCGGAATGCCCGAGGTCAGAAGGCTTCTGGACGAAGAGCCCCCAGCTCGCCACCCATTTCCAGAACTCATCCTGCTTGTGCGGATGAATGGTGAGTTGGTCGGCTTTCTCGCTGTTGCGCTTGAAGAACCGCGTCTTGGCCTGGCCGACATCCATCACTTCGAGGAAGGCCGAATAGGCCAGCATTTCGATGTATTCGTTCGGGCTCGGCGTTGCCGTGGCCACGAACTTGAACGGCACGCCATCGAAGAGCCGCATGAACTCGCGGAAGGTCTTCGTACTGCCGAATCCTCGCAGGCACGAGGCCTCGTCGAGGCTCGCGACCTCGAAACGACGCGGGTCGAGCTTCCCCTCGCGCACCGTTTCGTAATTGGTGATGTGGATCACGCCCGGTTCGGCCTCTCCGATCTCGCGGATGAACTTGAGGCGCGGCAGGCGCTCCGGGCGATCTTCGAGCCATGCCCGAAGCTCAACGCGCTGAGCATCCGTGATTTCTGGATCATCGCCAGTGGCGAGCACCCTTGCATCCCGGAAGAACTCGCGCCGCACGCCGAGCGGCGCGCAGATGAGCGCCTTGCCGTGGGCGTATTCGGAGACAATGCGGGCGATCTCGATCTGAATGACGGTCTTGCCCAGGCCGAAGGCCGCGAAGACAGCCCGCCGGCCTCCCCGAATGGCCCAGCGCACGATATCGCGCTGGTGCGGCTTGAGCAGCGGATTGATGTCGCTGTCGGCGATATCGAACCCAGCCTCGGCAGCCATCACGATCTTGGCTTTGAGGAAATCTTTGTAGGAGAGCGAGAGATTCATCTCGTCGCTCTCCGCTTCTCGCGAGAGACGTGCTCCAGCTTCGCTACCGCCATAATGGTCGGCTTCAGTTCGGCAGGCGCCGCGTCATAGTTTCGGCCCGATTTCCCGTTGAGACGCGGTAGCAGCCCTTGAGGGACCGCCTCCCAGTTCGACGGATCGGTATTTAGTCTGTCGCCATCCAGGCACTTGAGCACCATGCCTTCCGGTACTGGACCGTTCGCCTGCTCCCAAAGAACCCTGTGCTTGTGGATGCGCCAGGTCGCCGCGCCAGTCCACGGATTGCGGCGATCGGTGACGACCCAGATGTATCCATCGTCACCGATCGACTCATGACCCGAGCCTTTGAAGTTGTGTGGCAGCTGCCCCTTCTTGAATTGCGTCCTACGAGAGTTCGCGCTCCGACCCCCGACACCCTCGGGACAGCGCACTCCCTTGTTGTGCGACACGTTTCCCTTTGCGAACCGGCCCGTCCGCCCTGTCTTCCAGCCCTCGCGCTTGCGGAGGCTATGCAGTTTTGCCGGCGTGACATCCTCGCGCCTGAACTCATCGCGGAATGCTGCGCACCACGCGTTAATCTCCATCGTGGAGTTGGCACGCAGCCATTCAAGTTCGGCGCTGCTATACTTTCTATTGCGCCCAACATATCGGCCGGGCTGGCGCCCGACCTTCCAGCCCTTGCGCTTGCGGAGGCTGTGAAGATGGGCGGCCGAGACGTCGCCACGCGCGAACACAGCGACGAACTCGGCGTGGTAGTCGCTAATGACCATGGTTCGGTTCTCTTCCAACCATGCCATTTCCGCGTCGGAGTAGGCTATCCGGGCGCGCCCCCTCACGATGCCTTCCCCTCGATCTGCGGAAGGTACGGCTCTGGGTTGGAGCCGTACTCTGACACCAGCTTGGCCGCCTGAATTTGAAGCGAGGCGTTACGAATGATCTGGTCGGCGACGGCGACGATCGCCTCGCCCCGCTTCGCCTCGACATCGATTTGCTCGGCAGTCATCGCCTCGTCCGACAATCGCTCGAGCTGCGCAAACAGATGGTTGTTGAGATCGCTCAGCTTGTTCTTCACTCCACGCCCTCCAGCAGGTTCACCGACACGCTCCGGTCGAGATCGCCTTCGTCCCGCGCGATGATGCCGTTCCCTTCCTCGAGCGCGCGCTGCAGGCGCCGCGCCTGGACGCGGGTGAGCACGAAGCTCTTGGTCGTGCCGGGGAACGACACGCACACCGAGGCGCGCGAGTTGGGCCCGATATGCAGCCAGACGGCGATCGGCGCGTCATGGGAGAGGCCGGCGCGCGGCATCGAGCGCGGCATGAACCGGTTCATTCCTCGCCTCCGGCGCGCCGCGCGGCGTTCTGCGCCGTGGTGTAGGCGCTCGCCATCTGGCGTTGACGCTCGCGGCTGGAAATTCCCATGACGCGCGCGCGGTTTCGGACATAGGCCTTGTTGTCGGGACGACCGATCGCCACGGCAATGGCTGCAACGCCCTCGCCGGCCTCGTAACCCGCGCGAATGCGGATGTCGGCATCCTCGGTCGAGAGGGGTTCGCAAGGATTGGGGGCCTCGGCCTCGTCCGGCGGATCGGATATCCCCCGCACGCCTTCGACCAGGCGGTCGATCTCGTCTTCACCAACCGCCAGGTCCGCGACATGCCGGGCGACGAAGGCCCGCACGTTGGTCTGCTCATCGAGGAGGTCGAGCTCCTGGCCGAGCCGGAAGATCATGTCGATGTCGATGGTCGATCCCGGCGCGAAATCCGCAATTTCCATCAGCGCCGAAAAGAACAGCACATAGGGCCGCCCCTGCTTGGGCATGAAGCGCTCGCTCGGGGTCTGATGATTTTCGATCGGCGCCGGAGCCGGTTCCTCGACGATCTCGACATCGTCCGGCTCTGCCGGCGCCGACGGGCGCTCCGGCTCGGGCCCCCCATCCGGTTCGATCGCGAAGCCCCAGGCCTGCGCCCAGGACTCGATCCAGGCGACAACCTTTCGGGCAATGGCGCGCTGCTTATCCGTCGTGACGCTGTTTGTGTTGCGATTGATGGCGCGCGAGCCCTTGGCGATGCCGTTCGCGCCATTGGCCCAGGCATCCAGAGGCGACGAGAACCTGCCACGGAAGGGGCCGGCCCCGCCGCCCCAGCTTCCCAGTCGGTAGCTATAGTCAATTTGAACGGAGAACGAGCCGTCCATTTCAGCGCGTATGGAAACACTGCCGTCGCCGTATTTTCCGAACCCGCCAATGTGGACAGTGACCACCGAACCAAATTCTTTGGGCTCGATGAATGCCGGCACCGCAATCTCGCCCGGCTTCTCCGTCGCCTTCTTTGCCGCCTCGCGCACGGCCTTCTTGTCGCCGGCCGCGACGATTTCCTTCTGTTCCTCCGCCGGCAGCGCCGCGACCTCGGCCGCGGTGGAAACCGCCAGCAACCCCTTGTCCACCGCATCGACCAGCTCGGGCGCGCCATGTTTGATTACGGCCTCGGCCGAGCTGACCGAACGCTCGGAGACGCCCAGCTTTTCGGCTGCCTCGGCTTGGGTCACGACGGGACGCAAATTTGCGGAAGGTTCGCCCCCATCCTCGACGAGGTCGGTGCGCTGGCCCTGGCGGGCATTGGCATAGCGCGCCGCCGCCATCGAACGCTGCGCCGGGCTGTCATGCCGACGTGCCGCGTTCGTGTCCCACACGAATTCCAGCGGGTCGAACCCGCGATCGGGGTCCCAGCCCATGCCGCCGAAGGCCACGAAATGCGGGTCCGAGCGCCAGTCGGTCTTGATGTCGATGACCCCCGCCTTGATGCAGGCCAGGTAGCGGTTGCGCCCGTCGAGGATCTTGCCCTCGTACATCACGATCGACTCGCGCAGCCCGTTGGCTGCAATGCGATCGGCCAGCTCCGCCAACTCGGTATCATCGAGCATGCGGAAGATGGCCGCATAGGGATGCGGCTCCAGCCCGCCTTGGGGCCAGTTGGCGATTTCGATGTTTGCAGGTTCAGTCATCCTTACCCTCCCCGGAGCGCTCGGTTATGGCTTCCGCCTTGACCGCCTCGGCGAGGGCCGAAAGGTCGATCATGATCTGATGGATGTTTCTGAGCAGGGCATCGCGCTCCCGCTCGGTGATCTTGCCGTCGCGCAGCGCCTGGCCGAGCTCGATCATGAGCTTGCCGGTGTCCTCTGCCGCCGCGCCCGAGGCCTCGAGCACCCTGCCCGGGCCGCGCCCCTGGGGCATCGGCACCAACAGGCAGTTCGAAAGCGTGGCGAGCGCGCGCGTGACGACGGGACCGACCTCTGCCTCGAGGTCGGCGACAACGTCCACGGGCATGAAGCGCATTTCGTCGGGCGAGCCGTATTCAGAGAACGCCTGCTGGCGCACGCGCGTGACGCTCTGGGCATGGACGCTGCCGCCGACCTTGGTCACCAGCTCGCGCGAGGCACCCTTGAGCGCCAGGTAGTCGGCTTGGGGAAGCTGCCGCCCGTTCATGCGGTAGCCCTCCCCGTCTCCACCGCGTGACGGCAAAGCCGTCGAGCCGCAAAAGTCCGGGCACGCAAACCGGAGGCATCGCCATGCAGACTAGACGCAACACCGCCAACCCGCGCTTTCGCGCCGCGCTGGCGGCCTATCGCGCCCGGCAGGCTGAGAAGGAAGACGCGAGCGTCCGCATCGGGCGGGAGGAGGAGGAAACCCGATGCGGACTGCCCGGCCACGGCATGCACCCGGGGGGCGGAAATGCATGCCTTGAGGGTGCGGAAACGGACCATGTCACGCCTCCGCCTGTTCACGGCGCGTCGAACGCGCCAGCGCGGCCGCTTTGACATGGCGGACGAACCGCTTCTTGCCGACGGCGATCGCGGTGTCACGAGGACGAATGCCGGCATCGCGCATATCGCGGATGGCATCGCGCATGGCTGTCGCCGAGCGAGTGCGGACGACGGCACTCATGCCACGTTCTCTTCAGATGAAGGCATCGGTGGCTGGCCAAAGAAGTCAGGGCGCAGTTCATAGCGCGACACGCCCGAGACCCGTTCAACGTCGGGGACCCGTAGGATTGGCACGGTGTCCCATTGCAGGACAGCGGCCGGGGTAACGCCGATCCGACGCGCCAGCTCACTGGCACTTCCGACATTGGCGATAGCTCTTTGGAGAGGCGAAGCATGTTCTGACATGCCGCCTTTATAAGCTAAACTGTAAAATTAATGCAAGTCACTCTTACATGGACGCAAGTGGCCGCGAAGATATCAATGCACACCATGGCAAAGAGCGATCGCGCAGTGATTGTTGGACGCGCCCTCCGGCAGGCCCGGAAGCAGCGCGGCAGAGTTATGCGCGAGTTGGCAGAGCACCTCGGCGTGAATGTAGCCGCTGTCGGCAACTGGGAAGGCGGTCAGAACCTCCCCTCCCATGAGAACCTGCTCAGTGTGGCAGAATACCTCGGAGTGGACGCCACCGCGCTCGGCCGGGGCGAAGTCACATTCCTTGATAGCAGCAAACAACCAGCGCCGAGTGACGCAGAATTTGTGTCACCTGGAGGGCCGGCTGCGCTGGGCCCGATGGATGTCGAGTTGATGGGCATTGCCGTTGGCGGCGACGACGGGGACTTTACGTTCAATGGGGAAGTCGCAGGCCTGGTGAGACGGCCTCCAGGAATTGCTCACCTTCGTAACGTTTGGGCATTACACGTGCTAAGCGACAGCATGGTGCCAAGGTACGACCCAGGCGAACTGATCTACGTCGGCGGTCGGGATCCTGTGCCTGGCGACCATGTGGTAATCGAGACCTTCCCCGAAGAAGGGGAAAAAAATGGCAAGGCGTACGTCAAAAAGCTTGTTCGGCGCACCGCTAGCGAGATCATCGTTCAGCAGTACAACCCCGAGAAAGAGCTGGTGTTTGACCGCTATTCCATTAAGCACCTATGGCGCGTAATCCCCTATCGCGAGCTTCTTGGGTTCTAACTTCACTCCAGCGCATCGCATTGTCTCGAGCATCCTTTGAGGCGAAGGCGGCCTGCACGGAAATGCTCTTGCCCGGAAGGCCCTGCGCTCGGCAATGAGAACACGACAAGCGCTCCGCAAGGCTGGACAAAGGGGTGCCGGGATCAATGCCAAACAGCTTAAGTTGCTGCGGCCGCAGCCAACGAGTGTGACCACAATCAGTGCACTCCACCTCGATCGAAATTGTCTCACCAACGATCGGCTCCGCCGTCGGAAGGGCCATCGGTTCCCCCATCTTGTTCTCTTAACGTTCTATTCTTGATTCTTTCGAACAGGGAGTCGAGAGGGGAAACGCCGACAATTCAAATATAAGTGCGGCTTGCATCATTTTTCTAGTTTAGCTTATATTGCCTTCCAGTGAAACCACTGGAGAGCGTCATGCACGCACATGCCACTAGCTCAGTTTCTTCCCCACTACTCCCCGCAACTGCCGCCGACCACCTCACCGAACACCCCGATCTGCGCCGCATGGTCGATACGCTCAAGGAACTGCGCGGCAAGGGCGAGGGCGTATCCGAACAGGATCTTCTCGACCACGACTTTACCCCCGAGCAGATAACCGCGCTCGGCAAGCTGGCGGTCGAAACGGCCCGCCGCGAAATGCTCTACCGGGCCGAGCCGCGTCCCGACTACGATCGCCGCAAGCGCCTCAACCAGGCGCGCCAGGTCATCGTCGGCCTCTGCCCCGATCGCCTGATGATCGTCGCCGGCCTCCAGTCCAACGCCTTCACACACCGCGAAATCGAGGACCTGCTCGAAGACGCCATCGTCCTCGCCGCCGACGACTTCGCCGACCTGGCGGGAAAGGCGGCTTGAGGATGAGCCGCCCCACTTTCCGCATTCACTACGAACATCTGTCGGTCAACGGTGCCGACCCCAGGACCGTCGATATTCCCGCTCCGGACGCCGAGGCCGCGCGCAAGGCCATCCTGGAACGCAGCAAGGTCCGCGCAGAGCGCATCCGCATCCACAAGACCAAGCTCGTCAGGGAGGTTGCCGATGTCTGAGGGCAACATCGACCTTGAGGCATTCTGTGCCTCGCCCGACGATGCGCTGCTTGGCAGGCCCTTTCTTTGTCAACCCATGCATCACGCGGAGTGGACCGTCGCCACCAATGGACACATTGCCGTTCGGGTCCCCCGGATAGCTGGGTCGGAAGATACGAAAGGCGCGCCACTGGAGACGCTGTTCGGCATTTTCACCCGCCATAGCACCGATGACCTGGGCGAGCTGCCTCTGTTCACGCCTCCAGAAGCCTCTTGCCGATGCTACTGGTGCGAGGGCACGGGCCTGGAGCCTGACGAGTTTGGAGTTCAACCGACGGAATCATCGCCGTGCAGCGAGTGCGGCGGCGCGGGATTGGTGCCGCTCGTCAACCGCATGTCAGTCGAGATCGGCCAGACCATCCTCGCCGCGCGGTACTTCCAGATGATCCGCTCCCTGCCCTTCCCCAGGCTTTCGTACGGATCCCTTTTGCCCGCCGAGGAAGGCCTTCCGGTGTCGTTCGTTTTCGAAGGCGGCATCGGCCTGCTGATGGGCATGCGTAGCAAGCACGAAACGCATGTCCCCCTGTATCGCCCAGGCGGCCACCCATGACGCCTGCCAGCTATACAATGCTCCCGGGCGGAACCTGCATCTGGACGCCCGGTCGCTTCGGCGCCGCCGAAACCCGCAGCACGGGCATCGCGTATCTCGCGGTGCTCGTCACCCTCACCCTCTGCGCCGCTGCGGCGCTGCTGGCGTGGCAAAGCCTCGGCTGACGCATATGGCGCGCACGTCCTCCCAACAGCCGGAATTGACACTCGTGGCGGAGAACCCCCACGATGTGGACGCACGAGAGGCGCTGCGCGAGTTCGTGCGCTCGCTCGCGCGCCAGCAGGCCTGGGAAGACTTTCACGAGAAAAAGGGCATTGCCCTGCCAAAGCGATGATCAGACGCGCAGCCATCTACGCCCGTTTCAGCTCCGACCTGCAGAACGAGCGGTCATGCCAGGACCAGGTCGACTATTGCACCACCTGGGCAGGACGCAACGAACTGACCGTTGTCGCCAGCTACAGTGACGAAGCGGTCTCCGGCGCCAGCGCCATCAACCGCCTGGGGCTGGCCCGCATGCTGCGCGCAGCCCGCGAGCGGCAATTCGACGTGCTGCTCTGCGAGGATCTCGATCGCATCGCGCGTAAGCAGGCCGATCTCCATCGCATCCGCGATGAGCTGACGTTCCTCGGCATCGCGATCATGACAGTCGCCGATGGCACCATCACTGCCATGCATGCTGGCCTAAAGGGCCTCATGAGCGAGATGTATCTGACGGACCTCGCCAACAAGACGCGCCGGGGCCTGCGCTCGCGCGTAGCCGAGGGAAACTCGGGCGGCGGCCGTTCATATGGCTACGACCTGGTCCCAGGCGCTGCCGGCCGACATGTCGTCAACGAGCGCGAGGCCGATATCGTCCGCCGCATCTTCTCGGAGTACCTTTCCGGGTCGACGCCGCGCGAAATCGTGGCGCACCTCAATGCCGAAGGCATTCCCTCGCCGCGCGGCGGGAGCTGGAATGCCTCGACGATCAACGGCAGTAAGCAGCGCGGCAACGGCATCCTACAAAATCGCCTCTACATCGGCGAGATCGTCTGGAACCGGCAGCGCTTCATCAAGGATCCTTCCACCGGCAAGCGCATCTCTCGCCCCAATCCCGAATCGGAATGGCTGCGCTCCGAGGTGCCGCACATGGCAATCGTCGAGCGCACGGTCTTTGATGCCGCCCAGGATCGCAAGGCCGAGCGCACTACCGAGCGGTCGAGCAACCCGACGCCGGCCAAGCCCCGCCATCTTCTCTCGGGCCTGCTCAAATGCGGGTGCTGCGGCGCGAGCTACGCAATTGTCGGCCGCGACCGTCTGGGTTGCGTTGGCTATCGCGAGCGCGGCGACTGCAACAACAATCGATCGGTCACCCGCGAGCACGTCGAGCGCCGGGTTCTCGAGGGCTTGAGGAATAACCTTGCCGATCCCGACCTCATGGCTGAATACGTCCGCTCATACCACGAGGCGATGCGCGAGCTCGCTTCCACCCAGACCAATGACCGCGCAGCCATCGAGCGCAGGCTGGCAGAGCTATCGCGCGGCATTCAGCGGATCGTGGATAAGGTCGTAGACGGAACCGCCCCAGACGCACTGATGACGCGCCTTGTTGAAATGGAGGCCGAGGAGAAGTCCCTCAAGGCGTCCCTCGCCCAGATCGATGAGGATTTCGTGCCCGTCGCCCTGCACCCGGGCGCCATCGAAAAGTACCGCCGTATCGTCGAGGACCTGCAGGCGCACATCGACAGCACCCATGCCGGCGCTCCAACCGACGCCCTGCTCGCAGCCGCCCGCAAGCTCATCGGCAAGGTCGTGATCACGCCCACGGAAAACAAAAAGCCCGTCAACATCACGTTGCACGGGCTCTTGGCAGAACTTCTCTTGGTCCAGGGCACCCCTCAATACAGGGGTGCGTTGGTTGCGGGGGCAGGATTTGAACCTGCGACCTTCAGGTTATGAGCCTGACGAGCTACCGGGCTGCTCCACCCCGCGCCAATCTGGAAGGCGTCTTTCAAGGCGGCCATCGCCG